TTGGGAGAGCAACTGCCCTACAAGCAGTGGGTCACAGGTTCGAGCCCTGTAGCTCCCACCAACGAAAATAGTGCGGCAATATGCGGGAGTGGCTCAGTGGTAGAGCGTCACCTTGCCAAGGTGAATGTCGCGGGTTCGAATCTCGTCTCCCGCTCCATAATGTCCGCACTATTTTTTTATTCGGCGTCATAGCCAAGCGGTAAGGCAAGGGTCTGCAAAACCCTGATTCCCCAGTTCAAATCTGGGTGGCGCCTCCAAAAACACTATATATTGTATTTAATTTTTGGGTTAAGTACAGTATATAGTGTCTTTTTTTGTGTTTTAAGTATAGTTTGGGGTGTAATTTGGGGTGTAAAAATGGTTAATTTACATTCAAAATTATGAAATTTACTTTTTCCATTTGTTCTTTCATAAAATCGTCCCGAAAATGTACATAAGTTTTACCGACAAGCCGTTCGGGGCTATCGCCCATCCAAACGTCTAATACGTCGGGTTTGACGGCTTCTGCACACGTTGAAGCGAATGTGTGCCGTAGATTATAAGGTGTAAGTCCGTTTCCAAGAGCTTTTTTTAATCTTTCTAAAGTTGCATCGTAGGAAAGAGGGTAAACAAGCGGTTTATTAAAATCTATCAATCCCTGTGCCTGCTTAGGTATAGGGATTTTTTTATATGCTATTTTCCCACCTTTCCTTTTTCGGTTACGGCAATATAGAAATCCGTTTTCGAAATGGGCTTCAGAATCTATTTCGGATGGTCTGACTCCGAAGAAGTAGAAAATGTAGCCAATTTGCCTTATTAGCTCAAATTCGGGCTTGCGCAAATTGCTTAAATAGTTTCGTACTTCTTCTTCGGTTAGCCCACGACGGGTTTTGCGCTCTGCCCGAATGAACGGGACGAGGGTCACGGGGTTATGAGTAATAATTCCGCTTGCCTGCGCATACTTGAAAATCTGATTTATCAGAGTGCGAACAGCTTCATACATATGAGGGTCAAATTGTCGCATAAACCGGTCTAAATCAACGGTGCGTATGTCTTTAATCTGTTTTTCTCTCCATTCATATGTAAAATAGCGCTTTGCGTGGCATTGAAAGTTTTGCCAATGTCGGAATGATACTTTACCCTTTTTATATTCTAACCATTCGTCAATGATAGTTCCGAATTTAGTTTTATTTTTGGCTAAACTTTCAGGCGTTTCAAGTTTTTTAGTTGCTTCAACAAATTGCAACTTAGCTTTTTTTAAATCTGCATTTGATTCGGTTATGTTGTAACCGTTTCTACGGTAGCGTATTTCATAATAAAAACCTTTTTTTCCGCTGGGTCTTTTAATGATGTGAGCAACGCAACCGTTAGCAATAAATTCTTTTTTAAATGATTTTGACATCTTATCAATTTCCTCTTTTGTGAATTTGATAAGTGCCGATGATGTTTTTCTTAAGTCTGTAGTGAGCGATGTGCCTGCTTTTTCCATTTCAATTGCTCTTTCGATGACAGAGTTTAGCTGAGAGGAGAGTCTGATTAGCTCTCCGCGTTCTTGGGCTACCATCATCATAGTGGAAATTGCAATTAAATCTTCTGAAAGCTTCATACGCATAATCTCCTCCATAATAACAAAACAAATGTTTTCTTTTAGAGTATTATGCAACGAATTATATGACAAATATTGTCAAGATTTATAAAAATTTTTTTGTAATTTTAAGTTTTTTGTTTAATTACCGCCTCAATCATATTTACTAGCATTTTATAGTAGTCTTCTCCCTTGACCCTGATAACTTCATTGCGTAGTTCAAGCCATTCATATTCTTCTGATGAAACTGGAATTTTTGCCGAACTTGTAACTCCGTTAGCATAATCTTCGTCAGTAAAAGAAGAGGATAGCCCGAGTGCGCGTTCTATGGCTTGAACAGTATCAATTCGAGGGTTCGTCGAACATTTGGCAAAGATATTTTTTAAAGTTCCTATTGGTATTCCAGATTTTTGCGATAAATCAGAATAAGTAATTTTATGTTTCTTTAAATAAGATTTTATTTCCGCAAGTTGCATTTTGAGACCTCCTTTTAAGTATTTCCAGACGTACCATTATAACCATTATTAAAAGCGTCATAATCTTCAATTAATTGTTTTTCGGTACGGTCAAGTTCGTCTTTTGTTTCGCAAGGAATTATCTTGATTTCAAATAAGTTGTCTCTAATTTCGGAAAGTGCACAGTAGTAATCCTCTGCAAATATTACGTTGTTTGGAATAGTCCCTTTAAAATGTTGGCGAATCCTTTTTAATACATCCTTTGATTGTCCAACATAACATTTTTTATTTTCTTTATTACGAATTATGTAGCAACCTATTATTTTTTGATACTCCATTCCAACGAATGATTTTAAAGGTACAAATGAGGTGTCCTGTAAAATTTCTGTAGGTAGCGGTGTGACCTCTTTTTGTTTTTTACCAAGTAAATAATGTTCACGTTCTGTTTGTTTTTTTAGTTCTGTTTCTTTTTCTGCAATTTCGTTTTGGATTATAGTTATCTCGTTTTTTTGATTTTGCGTATCGATTATATTGTTCTTAATATTTTGCTCAAGTGTTTTAATAGTTGTTTCAAATGAAATTCGCTTGTTGTTAAGTTTATTTTTCCGTTTGGAAGAAATTAAATAGGCATAGATAAAAAAAGAAAATATATATTTAAACGGGTTTTTATTCGCAGACTCAATCTTGTTTATTTTGTTATTAAGTTTAGCTAATTGCTTGTTTTTGCGTGATAGCGTTTCTTTAAAGGTAGTAAGGTCGGTTTCGTTTTGTTTAATTAAAGAATTGCATCTATTAATTAGCTTATTTTTTTCATCACAATACGCTTTAAAATGTGAGTTTAATTCTTCGATAATTTCGCGATATTCTTCAAGATAAGCTTCATTTATAAACCAGGAAGGAAGAAGGTCGGGATTATTAATTGCTAAAATTATATCTTTGGCAAATTCCCTTATCAAATCATCTCGGTTCCTATATAAGTTCTCGAGCTCGTTGTTGGTTAATTTTATAGATTTCTTAATTACTTTGCTACGGAGTTTCCAATCAGAATAAATGGGGTATTTAACGTAGTTTTGTGTTACATATCTGTCTATGGTTCGATACTGCTGAGTTTGTAATATTTCAATTTTAGTTATTCTGCTGTTTATATTAAAATCCACCCGAGAAATGTCATAATGCGGTGGCAATTCTTTTTCATTTCCACGTTGACTGTTAATTAACGCCGTGCGCTCTTGTTCGCGCTTATATGCATTTGAAGCTGAAATTAATCTATTTATTGCGGTCATTGATATAAAACTGCGACGTCCCATATTAATCCTCATTTGTGAAAGTAATTATATTGTAAATAAAAAGTAATTAATTTTCAACTTTTTTTCAAAAAAACACTTGACAAGACTAAAATATATGACTATAATCAAAGCATAAAGTTGATTATTAATGACTTTTGTGGCAAAAGGAGAAAACGGAAGTTTGAATCTCCGAGGACCGCAAGGCGGACAAGAATTAAAAAAATCAAACAAAGGAGGTAAAAACCTTGACAGTTGTAGATTATATCAACAGCCGTGGATTAACGCCACGTATTGTATGCCAAAAAATTGGCGTCACAAAACAGGCGCTAAGTGATTATTCTAACACAAAGAATGGTCCAACGCTTAAAACTCTGAATAAATTGGCAGAGGGTATGACGTCGCTCGGCGCACCGACAAGTGTTGCTGATTTGACGAGAGCTTTGATGAATAAAAACTGAGGAATGAATAATGTCAGAAGAATTAAAAGTTATTAAAGCAAAAATGGCTTTGGGGCTACCGCTTACAACGCGTGAGAGTGCGTTATGGGCATTATACGGAGAAAAAAATTATGACAAATGAAGAAATATTCGATATGTTGAGGACAAAAGGACAGGAGCTCAGCGATTGGCTTAGCCTTAACTTCAATATGCACACGGCGATAGTAATAACCGGTCAGGAAGTTAAAATCGTGCAGACGGAGTACTGTCAGATGACACAACGGGACTAACGATAAGCCGCCTGAAGAGTCTTTGTAAATTAAGACGAAACTCCCCTTTTGGGGGGTCGCGGTACCGACAACTGAATAAAGAGGAAAAATATATGAAACTTTATACACAGGACGGAGAAGTTTTGTTCGACTATTCGGACGTAGACACAAAAGCTTGCAATGACTCGAAAAGTTTCCAATATACGCAGTTTCTGCGCGACACGGAATGTGGTTGGGAACCCACTTTAAAACCCAAAGTTAAGCGTATGGTATGTGAACATATGCCGTGGGCGACGCCATACGGAAACTCACGCAAGTTAAGAAAGCTTGCAGGCAATTGCTATTATCGTGCACTGTATTTGTCTGAAATAGAAATTTCGGACGACTTCAAGCCTTTTTTAGACAAGCTTGAAGAGACTTGCGTAGAGTTGCAGAAAGTTGAGAGAGAAAAAGAACAGGCGCGCGAAGCAGAAATGAAATGGAAAAACGTATGTAAGTTCGGTTGCGGCGGTTGCGAACACAACAAGCGCTGGAACGACGACAGAATTTGCGAAGCCACAGGAGATATTCTTCCCGAAAGAACAGTACCTAAAAATAGAGGAAAAACATTCTATCCTTTTAATTTAGAGGCGTTCCCGACGGATAAATGCCCTTTTAATGTAAATAAAGATAAGGAGATATCGGCATGAATATTTATCAAAGTATAGCCGCCGTGCAAGAGGACGTCGATTTTATCGGCAAAGACAAGACGACGCAAAGCGGAAGTAAATTCAATTACCGCGGCGTGGACCAAGTGCTTAATACTCTGCATCCGCTGTTTGCAAAGCATAAGGTTTTTGCCGTGCCCGAGGTTTTGGAAATTCTTACCCGTGAAGAAAGAACTACTAATAACGGCAACAAGGTGCTTTACGAAGTGCTTAAAATTAAATACACGTTTTACGCCGAAGACGGGACGAGCATTTCAGCAACTGTTGTGGGCGAGGCAATGGACAGCGGCGACAAGGTAAGCAATAAATGTATGTCTGTTGCTTATAAATACGCGTGTTTTCAGATACTGTCAATACCTACAGAGGAAACCTGCTCAGACCCTGACGATACGAATGAAACGCTGAAACCAAAGGAAAGCGGCGGTTGTCAGGAAAAATCCAAAGCGCGGCAGATAGCTGAACTTATAAAGGGAAGTGATGTGCGTCCTGAACAGATTACCGAATTTATTGCGGCAAACTTTGGGGAAGGTTTAAAGACAAATGATTTGACGGATGAGCAATTTCAAAAATTATACTCGGCTGTAAGCGCATTTATAAAAGGAGATAAAGAATGAACAAAGTATTTTTGATAGGGAATTTAACGCGCGACCCCGAACTTACGGAAACAAGTAACAATACAAAGATTTGTCGATTTTCAATTGCAGTCAGCCGTAACTATTCAAACGCAGACGGAGAACGGCAGACGGATTTCTTTAACTGTATTGCTTGGCGCGGACTTGCTGAAACGGTTTCAAGATATACGCACAAAGGCGATAAAGTCGCTCTAAGCGGAAGTATAGAGCTTCGCAACTATGAGGACGGCGACGGTGTTAAAAGAACGGTGGTAGACATAGTAGTTCAGGACATAGAGTTCTTAACACAGAAGCAAAGAGATAATACGGACAAGCCGTCAAACACCGGTAGCAGGTCAGCAAGACAGCAGTTGATACCGTTTGACGACGATTCGGACATCCCGTTCTAAACGGAAAGGAGTAATAACAAATGCCGCGCCAAGCAAGAAGTGATTTGTCATACTTCACTATGGATTGCGACATTTTCTCGAAGAAAGCGGATTTAAGACCTTTATTAAGAAAGTTTAAGGCAGACGGATTAGCTGTTTACGTACATATTCTCTGCGACGTGTATGGAACAGGTTATTATTTCAAACCCGACGATTACGAAGGCTACATATTAGATATAGCGGAAGATTGCGGAATGTCGGCGGAGAAAGTGCAGCTCATAATCGCATTTATGACAGACAGAACACTGCTTGATGCATTTAGTCTGGACAAGAACACTGTTTTTACGAGCCACGGAATACAGAAGCGCTATGCGGAAGCAATGAAAGGACGGAAGCGTAGTGTCGCAGAGATAAAGGGCGATTATTGGATTTTGACCGAAGAGGAAGAAAGAAAAATCGATACCTTTTATAAAAGTCAGCCTAATTCAAATAAATCCGAGAAAATGGACGATAAATCCGAGAAAATGGACGATAAATCCGAGATTTATGACACAACAGAACAGAACAGAAATAAACAGAAAGAAACTGAAAATAAATCAGATAATGATTTAGAAGTAAGTAAGAAAGAAAGTAATAAAAAAAGAAAAATACAATCATACGATGAAATTTTTGAAGACCTTTATGTTTCGCCAAGATTGAAAGAAGCTGTAATCGAGTTTATTCGATACTTAAAAGCAAGTTACGACATAGTAGTTACAAATGATAGATTAGAGCGTTTACTTGTAAGACTTGATTTTAAGTATCGCACAGATGACCTTTCTAAATGTCAGGAAGTGCGTCGCGCGATTGTAAACGGATATAAACGCTTGGAAAGCGAAGGAGATGAAGTATGAAACCGTTAACGATAGAACAGTTGAAAGCGTTAGAAGTCGGAGATTGGGTGTGGGTTGTTTTTCAAAACAATGTAGGATTTTCAACTTACAGACAAAAAACTGAAAATAATGATAAGAGTTTTTGTCAATATAAAGGCAACTTTGTTACAGATTTTTTGAATTATTCCAATTACGGCACAAAATGGCTTGCCTACAAGAACAAAGAGCAAGCAGAGCGCAAGGGCGATATTATAGAGCTACCAACCATAATTTCTTTTCCTGATATGCATCCCTTTTTAGGTAAAATTACAACTTATCAAGTTATTTGGTTGAGCAAATTGCTGGGAATAAGACACGAAAAATATACTACCCCAGAGCAAGCCGAACGCCGACTTGCGGAATTAAAAGGAGAGAACAATGACCGATAGAGAAAAGCAAATTGAAGATAGGGAAATAACCGAACTTTACAGAGAAGACGAATAATCAATGCTACTCATTGACAAAGACAATAATTCAGCCATAGCGGTTGGTATGCTTTGCAACATAAAGCAAAGGCAAACACAATCAGGTAAATCGTTCACTACATTTTCCGTTATAACAGGAACGTACCAAGACGAGTTCGATAATTGGTTAAACAACTTTCAACCTTGCGTGGCGTATGCAAATTTGGTGGAGTACATAAACGAATTATCGCAAGATAAAAGCCGTAGGAAATACCTTGTTGCAGGAATACTGCGAGAGAATACATATCAAGGTAAGACCGAATTACAAATCGTTGCGGAAATAGTAATACCGCAACCGCAAATCGAAACCAATACAAAGCAGAGCAAACAGAAAGACCCGTTTGACGACTGCGATATTTAGGAGAATGGAAAATGCCTACAAAGAACGAATTGAAAATGTTTCAAGCCTATCCGCTTGAAATGAAGATAGCAAAAACGAAACTCCGCATAAGAGAGTGGGTAAGTTACTACGGAACGGACGGCGTTTATGTTTCATTTAGCGGCGGTAAAGACAGCACGGTGCTTTTACATATCGTCCGTCAAATGTACCCCGATATTGAAGCGGTATTTGTAAATACGGGACTTGAATACCCCGAAATACAGTCGTTTGTAAAGTCTTTTGACAATGTAACGATATTGCGCCCGAAAATGCGCTTTGACGAAGTTATACGCAAGTATGGCTATCCGTTTATAAGCAAAGAAACGGCAAACTGTGTTAGGGGTGCAAGACACGGAAGCAAGAGCCGAATTAACCGCTTGAACGGATTGAACTGCGACGGAACTTCGGTAAAAACAAAATTCTCGCAAGGCAAGTGGAAGCCATTGCTCAATGTGGATTTTTTAATCTCTGAAAACTGTTGTAATGTTACAAAAAAATCTCCAATTCATAGTTATGAGAAGAAAACAGGTAAACACGGCATTTTAGCAACAATGACCGAAGAAAGTCAATTAAGGCAAACAAATTGGTTAAAGAACGGCTGTAACTCATTTGAGGGGAGCCACATATACAGCGCACCTATGAGTTTTTGGAGAGAGCAAGATATTCTGCAATACATAAAGCAAAACAATTTACCACTTGCAAGCGTTTATGGTGATATTGTTTACGGTAATAGAGAAAGCGCAGAGAAGTATAACGACCTACTTTGCGATTGCGGGCGAAAACTATGTACAACTAAATGCGAGAGGACAGGCTGTATCTTCTGCGGTTTCGGCGCACATCTCGAAAAGGGAGAAAGTCGCTTTCAACGCTTAAAGCGCACTCACCCAAGACAGTACGAGTATTGTATGGGCGGTGGTGCGTATGACGCTGACGGACTTTGGAAACCTACGCGGAACGGACTTGGGATGAAACACTGCATAGATATTTTGAACAGCATTTACGGCAAGAACTTTATAAGGTACTGATTATGAGCCAAAATCTTTTACTAACCAAAGTATCAGGCAGGTATGCAACTGCGCTGTTTGGCGTTGCAAAAGTCATAACAGACCGTTACGGCGGTATCGTAAGCGAAGTGGAATTGCCCGAATACGGACTGAAAACGTTGAAATTCCGTGTAGTAGGCGCAAGCCGTAAGATAACACGCAAAGACGGTTACGAAATGCGTAAACAGCAACGTTGTTGGTGTACAGTCGATAAAGACGACGAACTTGCGAAGATAGTCCAAACGCTTGAATACGGCGACCGCCTGTGGCTTTATGGCTCTTTGTCTAAAAAGGCGTATATCGGAGAGAACGGCAAGACGCGCAACACGCTATTTTGTAGCCTTATGGATTTACGGATTATCTCAAAGGCAGACGGAAGTCAACAAAGAGTTGCGGAAAGCGTAGTAACGGAATATGTCGAACCTGACAGCGACGATTTTAACGGGTTTGATGACTTGTAAAGGAGAAAAATGATACGAATTTTACTTGGTGGTAGTCCTTGTACCTATTGGTCGATTGCTCAAAAGAATAACCGAGAAACGGAAGCAAGCGGTATCGGCTGGGAACTTTTCAAAAACTATCTCATAGCCAAAGAGAAGTTCAAGCCCGATTACTTTCTTTACGAGAATAACGTATCGGCGGCGCAACCTATCAAGGACGAGATAAAAAAGCAACTCGGTGTATGGGACGGCACGTTTTTAACGCCGTACAGCGACGTGCGGTATATCGAGATAAACTCCGCGCTTGTGAGTGCGCAGAACCGCGAGAGATTTTATGTGCATAACTGCGGAGAAGTCGGACAGCCGAAAGATAGAGAAATATTGCTGAAAGACGTTTTAATTAGCGGTTACGATTTAACCGGCAACGAAAAGTCTTATGCGTTGACAACAAGGTGCAACGGCGCAATACCGGAAGATACGCTTACAAAACATAGACACAATATGGTCGCTGAACCTGTTATTTTTCAAGTACCACACGGCTATAACGACGGCGATATGAAGTACGGCAAAGCCCCGACGTTGACCGCAAACGGGTGCTGGCAAGAGAACAACAAGGTGATTGAGCCGATAAACTACGCAATCGAATTTGACAGTGGCAGTAAACCCACGAAAGCCTATTGCTATGCCGACGGCAAGATACATACGGTTTACGAAGTCAAGGACGGCAAGATAACTATTAAAGGCAAAGAATACCCGATAAGGTTACCCGACGGCTTTTACGTAATCCGCAAGTTGACAGTAGCCGAATGTCGCAGATTGCAGACCATTCCCGATTGGTACAAAATGCCGTGCAGTGATACAAGGAATTATCAAATGCTTGGCAACGGCTGGACTATCGAGGTAATCAAACACATACTGTCGCATATTCCGAACATTACGGAAGAGCCGATAGAAGTGCTGTCAATGTACGACGGTATGTCTTGCGCGAGAATAGCATTAAAAGAACTTGGTACGAATGTCGTTCGTTATTACGCAACGGAGATAGACAAATACGCAATTCAGACAACGCAAGCGAACTTTCCCGACACGATACAACTCGGCGACGCTTTTCAAGTACGGGAAGCAAATTGGAAAATATAAAATTCACTCACGGAGGAGTTAAGAAAATGACTTTTATACAAGCAAACGGAAAGTTAACTTCGGCAGCAACGGATTCAACGGGCGCGAAGCTCATAAAAACCGATTGCCCGATATGCACTCTCAAAAGAGGACACGAATGGATTTTATCAGACAAACGTTCGTTTGTATTATTAAATGGTGGGCGTAATTATGATGGCAATATTTATTTGGTTGCGGTTGGCGAATATGATGAAGAAAGATACTACCCAAAATACTGTCCCGAATGTGGGCGCAAATTACACTATTAAGGAGTTAAGAAAATGAAATATGAAAGATTGACAGCCCGTTCAGCAAAAGGTTTAAAACTAAAAAAAGGCAAGAAGTTTGTTGTGATAAGAATTTAACACTTTCTGCATTAAACCGTCTTGCCGAACTTGAAGATAAAATCGAGAGCGGAAAAATGATTGAGTTGCCGTGCAAAATGAAGTTAAATATTTCAGACTGTAATGTTGATGTATATCAGATCATTTATAGCGGCAAGTACGGTTATATGCGCACGGAGATTGTGTATGGCGAAGTAGAAGCCGAAGCAAGGCTTAAAGAACTTCAAGGCGAGTAAGGAGATAAGAAATGAGAGAAATACTTCAATGCTCACAATGTAAAAGAGCAAAGAAAGGCGAACCGTTATATTGTGTTGACGACGAAATTTTATGTGTGTATTGCGGTATGGCTTTAATGACCGAATTAACCCACGCAAATGTTGAGTTTGTTGGTTATGTCGGCGAGCATAAGGAGAAATAATATGTCAAAGAACGTATTATCGAAATACACAAAGGACGAAATACTTAATGCCATTGAAACGAGTGCGACTATATTACATGGCGACGGCTTGCAATCTTTTGCGAGTTAGAGCGAGCAAAGCAAGACGAGAAAAAGTCTGCCGAAAATCTTAAAAGAGTTGAGCAGACAAAACAGGCATATTTGAATGAAAGAGATAGGCTAATAGCAAAGTACGGGGGAATTGATAAAATACTGCCCGAAGAAGCGATGCGCCTATATAGTTTGCAATTAAAGTTTTTAACTGCTATAAACGAGGACTAATTATGTCAAAGAAAAGAACGAACGGAGGTAGATATGACAACCGAGCAGAGAAAGACGATTGAAAGGGAGTTTTACCGCTATAAATGGAACAAGCGAGAGTGTGAGAATTACGCGGTGCATGCGGTTGCTTACGATAGTGCGGCGCCGGACGGCGATAGAATAAAATCAAGTTGCGGCAACAAGAACGAACAGCTTGTAATCCGCGCCATTTACGACCAGGAACGGATGCGTGCCTGGTGTATTGTTTTTGAGAAGACGAAAGAAAAATTTAAGTGGGAGCAGAAAGATAAGCTGATGGAGAAGCGGTACTTGGAGAGAAAAGGGATATGGAGGACCTGCGAAGAGATAGGAATAAGTAGAGCTACATACTTTTACTGGTTGGAGGACATTATTCAGACAGCATTTTTGTGGGCTAAAGAATTAATGCTTGTTTAAACTTTATTTTATTTATATATTGACAAAAGTTGTAATCATGATAAAATTTATACAAGATTAATACGGGTGTAAGACAAATCATGATGAAGCTAAAAAATAGAAAATCTTCAAGATTTATAAAATGGTTGTATGTATATTTTGCAACTTTTATTTTTATAGCTATATGTTATGTGTTAGCGTCACGTTTCGGTTTAATTGAAATTTATAAAAACGAAGTAAGAAATAATAAGGGTACATTTGTGCCTATAAATTTCACTTTAATATTTATTGTAATTATAGCGTATTGTGGGCTTTCAATATATAATTTATTGTCTCATAGAGCTGTTCAAGATAGCCGGGAACATTTTTTGCCCATTATAATTTCACCTTTTCTTCTTATTGAAAACGGCTTATTACATGCGTTTGAAAGTGATATCAATTATCCGTTTTATGAAGTTACTATGGGCATTTTATCTGCTACCGTATTAGGGGTTATTACGTTTGCAAGTTTAAAATTCTCGTTTGAAATTTCTACAAAACAAGCCCGTTTTATAGAAACATCGAAAGTAAAGCCTGATATTAAAGTTATAGAAGACGGGCAATGTAATTATAAAGTTAATATCAGCAATAATGATTGCTATTTCTGTGGTGTGTATATAGGATATATAACCAAAATACAATATTGGGATATTAAAAGAACGGGTAATGATTTTAAAATGCATAACTTATTTTTTCCTAACAGAAAGATTTTTTTAAAAAAAGGAAAAACGCATGATATTAAGTTAAAGCAACTGAGTAAAGAAGTGCCGGATATAAATCAGTTAAAAAATCATTATCAAATATTTTTAATCTTTCGTGATACAATAAATTATTATTATTTTGCTCAATTACCGATGCATAAGGATGACTACAATGTTATAGGGGTGAATGAATATTTAATGGAAAGGCTGGTATATAAGTTTGGATTATTGCGTGAAAGCAATAAGCAATTCGTTAAATACCGCGCAATAGACTGGTTTAGGATTCCTTACAATATTTCGCCTGATTATAAGCCCTAATATTCAATTTTTTAGACCGCTACATGATAGCGGTTTTTTACTTTGTAAAATGAAAAGTCTAATTATTTAAGACTTTTTTAATAAAATGCCGTGTTATAATGGTATCGTGAAAGAATAAAGCACTAGCATTGACTGCGTCTTTAATGCGTGGTATAATGATAGTGCTTTTCTTGTTGGAGAAAAGTATATGTAGAATGAAGAAGACCATCCGCGAGGGCAACCTGATAATAAAGGTCAGTTTGTTAGAAGTGGAGATTCGGATAGAAAAGGTTATGATTCGCGTAGCGACATAAACAACTTGCCAGCAAAAAGAAAAATAACTCTGTCAAAACAGGAATACGGTGTTTTACGAAAAGAAGTTATGCGCAAGAACGCCGCGCAGAAAGGTAAAATAAAGCCTGAAAACTTTGCTTATACGAGTAATTATTTTTATATCTATTCAACAAACGGCGAAGATAGCTTCATAGCGTTAAAACAGTATGATATTGAAAAAGACAGAGATTTAATAAATGATTGGTTGGCACTTTGGGGAGAGCGAATATGAGTAGGTTAACAGTTAATCAAATAAAGTTAGGCAACTATTTAAAAGACAAGGATTTTGAAACAGGTTTCAAACTTGGAATATGCTTATGCTGTGAAACCGACGAACAGGCAAGAGAAATGCTTGAATTTTGTCAGAAAAACCCAAATCTCGAAGATTATGAACTGCTTAAAAAAGCGGTTGACATTTCGGAAAAGTAATAATTAAAGGCGCTTCTTCGGAGGCGTTTTTTCATGCCAAAAGTAAAGGAGTTGAAATAATGTGCTATCCTTAAAGCAAGAGAAGTTCTGCGAATATTACGTTGAATTTGGCAACGCGACGGAGGCGGCAAAAAAAGCCGGTTATTCTGGTAAAACCGCGTACAGTCAAGGACAGCGGATGTTGAAAAATGTTGAAATTTCAAATTTTATAAAAGAGCTTGCAAACAGCCGAAAGAGCTTGCAAACAGCGAGTGCAGACGAAGTATTGGAGTTCTTCACGGAGGTTATGCGGAACAGCAACGAACAGACTAAAAACAGGCTTAAAGCCGCGGAAAATCTTGCTAAAAGATTTGGTATGGACAAGCCGGAAACGACGCAGGAAAACAAAACGGAAAGTATGCCCGTATTTGAGTTTGTATTTAAAGATATGACTATGAAAGAAGATGAAAACAATAATTGAAATACCGGACAAATTCAGACCGCTGTTTCTGCCGAACCACGGAAAGGCTGAACGCCAAAAATTCACATCTGCATATAAAGCGGAACTTAAAAGAAAACTTGTAAGAGGCGAAAGCATAACAGACGATATGCTTGGCGTAAAGTCTTTTGTATTGAAAGGCGGAAGAATTTCGGGTAAAACTATGAACGATGAGCTCGCCGCGGTGCAGGATTTCTTCGGGGACAGCGGAGATGTTTGGTATTGCCGTTCGGAAGAAAACACAATAAGGCGTTCGATATTTCAGTCGATGCAGTCAACTTTGCGCATGTACGGTTTTACATTGTCTAACAGAAACGATACTGATTTTAAGGTTTCAAATTCGCCGTTTGAAATAAAATGCAACCGTACGGGCAACGTTTGTCAATTCTTTGCAATTAATAAAGACATAGACCGCACAAAGGCAATGACGCCGCCGAGCGGAAGATTGAAGCGTGTAATGCTTGAAGAGGCCAATGAGCCTAACGATAAAATTTACGTCGAGGCGTTGCGGTCTACCGCATTAAGGTATATGGACGAAATGAGCAAGTTCACATACAGATACAATCCTCCGCCGACGTTAAACCATTGGGCTAACAGGTTCTATCCGTCGCTTATAAAAGGCGGCGCCGTCGGTATACATTCAACTTGGCAAGACATTGCCGAAAGCCTTGACCCCGTTGTTATAGCGGATATTCTGAAATTGAAATCGGAAGACCCGTTACACTACGCGTATTGGTATGGCGGAGAGATAGTCAGCCTTGCAGGGCGCGTTATATGGTCGTTCGACAGAACAAAGCACGTTTTACCTTTGCACACATTGCAACGTAAAATACGCCAAAACATTTACTACCAACCGCATTTTATGTTTTACGGTGTGGACAGCGGTATAAATAAGGATGCCACAGCAGTTTCGGCGTGGGCGCTGTTTCCCGATGGTATACTTGTAAAGCTTTCAACGTTTTACCTTGACATTGCAAAAGAGCGCAAGCTTAACGGGCTTAAAGGCATATCGCACACTGACCAGGTGGAACTGATTATGCAGTGGTATAAGAGTTTCAGAAACCAGTTTGCCGAATACGGCATAACGATACCGGAAGCGGCGCGCGAACGTTGGTGCTTTGACGGAGCGGCGTTGACGCAGGACCTTATGCTGGAATTTGAAAAAGCAACTTATTTTTCAACCAAAGCGGTTACGGACAAAGATATAGAACGGGATGTAGCCCGGCTTGTAAATAGTTACAGGTCGGGTTTTCTTTATATTTTGGATGTGGAAGAAAACAAAATTTCAGTAGAGGAAATGGAAAATTTTGTCCGTGACGAAAATAATGAAATTCCCGACGGGCAGAGCGACCATACGATAGACGCGGACAAGTACGCTACTTACGAATATTATTACGACTTTATGTAAAGGAGAAAAACAATGGCTTTTAAACCGCCTGAATATTTACAGAATTATTTAAATAAAGAATGGCGTAAGCCGCCCGAAAATTTTGTGGACTGCTCGCTGTATTACTCTGGGCTTGACCCGTTTTTTATCGATTATATGAATCGGGTAGTGCGCCCTTGCGTAGCATATTCCTGCGGTTCGGCGGACAGCCTTTTAAACAGCGGCGCAAAGATGAATATAGGCTATTCGGTAAAAAGTACCGCAGTTAAACTTATTAAAGGCGATAAACTTGTTTTCGACGGCGACGATACTGCGTGTCAGGCAATAAGCGAAACATGGGTGCCGCGTGTAAACTTTGAGTCATTTCTTGAAAGCGCAATAGATTATATGTTGACGGGCGGTACGGTTGCCGTGAAACTGAATAAAGACCGTTTTGGCAGATGTTTTCCCGTCGCTACAAGGATTGACAGATTTTATACGACTGCGGACGATAGCGGCGAGGTTATCGATATCGTACTGTTCAACAGTTTGCTGTATTCTGAGAAGTACGGGGCAAAGTCAAGCCGTTCTTATTGGTTGGTCGAAGAAAGATATTACAATAAAAACCGTAAGCCTTGCGTAATGTACAAAGTGCATATGAAAAGCGGCGTTGCCGGAAAAGAAACGTTGCCAACAATGGAATCGTCGGGTATAGACGAAAAAGGTCTTACGGAGAGCGCAAAGGCATTACTGAGAAAAAAGGGAATTGTATTAAATAAAGAACAGGAGCTACCGTTTAAGGACGGGCTGGGGGTATGGCTTTGGCGCCGGACGGCGAATAACAGCTGTGTACCCGGGCTTGCGCTCGGCGACCCGTTGTTTTACGGTATTCTTGATTTGCTGTGGTCTGCGGACGTTGTTTTCAGCGGTTCGCTTACGGACGTTATACTTGGCGCAGGTAAGGTGCTGGTGCCTAAAAAATATATCTCCACAATTCGCGAAGACTTGTTAAAGCATGGCGCAGGTGACATTTCGTCAAGGCTTATGTCGTATACGGACAAATTCTCGGATGCGGACGATTCTATGGTTTATATTACTACCGAGCGAGATATGGAGTTTCCGCCTACGGCAGTACAGTTCGATATCCGCGCAGAACAGTACCGCGGAATGCTGGAAACGTATTTGCGGCAGATAGTTTCTCACTGTGGTTTTGCGCCTACGTCTGTATTCCCGTTTTTGCAGGACGCTTCGGCTAAGACGGCTACGGAAGTTACTGCGGAGGAAAACCTTACGCGAGCTACGGTGCAGTCCGCGCATCAGACTATTGTGCCTATGATAAACCGTATGCTTGCGGAAGTGCTGTATCAGTCAGGAATAAAGGGCAAAGCAAAAATAAGACTTTCCGATTATATAGGCAACACATTATTGCGTGACAGAAATATAAGGGAAAACTATCAGGCAGGGCTAATTCCTAAGGAGGAGGCGGTTCAGCGTATAAACAATATTTCGGCAAAAGAAACGGCTGAATATATCGAAAAGCTGAACGAAAGTCCTGATTTATTCGGGGGCGGTCTTTTTAATGATAAGGATTATTACGGCAACGGAGGCGGCTGATGACGGAACATACCTATTTAAAAGACCCGTTGAACGAACAGGCGAGCATTCTTGTTGATGCGCAAACTGACGTAAAAACTGCTATTAAACAGGGCGTTTTAAGCGACGCAGGAAAGGAAGCCGTGAAAAAACAAATTGCAAGAATAATCGACCGTGCAATAGCGAGAATACGCTCGCCTACTTTAAAAGAGGACGGGCGCGTTGCTCTGATGCGCTTTGCAGACAAAGCTTATTCCAGGTTTACGGCGGACGTTATTCCTATTTCGCCGCACGTTCTTGTTTCGGTTGCTGTGCTTATGCAAGCAGTGACGGCGAACGGCGGACGCGGAAGGCTATACAAGCCTGATAACGCGGTTCTGCGTAACGCGGCTATGCGCTTGGCGGAAAGCGAAGGATTAAGCTATTCGGCTTATAACGACGGTATTCCGTTACAGGAATTTCAAAAGCGGTATATAGACCGTGTAGATAGGGCGATTGCAAACCTTGCCGAAAGCTTTGCCCTTGACCCGAACGATTTCACAGGGCGGAACAGTTTGCGCAACCTTGCCGAAATGCAAGTCCGTTACGAACGTCACCAAGAAGAAATACGGTCGTTTAAGGAACGGCGAACGAAGTTTGTCGTATGTTCCGTGCATGCAGATTGCTCGGGTAGATGCGCGCCTTCGCAGGGACGTGTGTATTCTTTGGACGGTACGAAAGGTTATACGGCAGACGGCAGACACTACGTTCCGCTTGAAGAAGCCACGGACGTTTTCTATACTACCAATGCAGGCAGGACTTATAAAAACGGTTTGTTAGGTTTTAATTGCCGTCACAAACTGTACGAATACAAAAACGGTATGGCAATTCCTACGGTAAGCGCGGAAACGCAGAAACGCGAATATGCAATTACAAAGCGTCAGCGCGAAATGGAACGCGAGGTTATTTCCGCGCGCGAGGTGGCGCTCTGCTTTAAGGGCGTAAACGTTAAGAATTACAAGCGTTGGCAATCAATTGCAAAAGAGCGTTATGCGGCGTACATAAAGTATTCGAAAGAGAACGGTAGGGCGTATTACCCCGACAGAGTAAAAATTTTATAAAAATCAAAGCGGAATAATTTTCCGCTTTTTTTATGAGGAAAAAATATGTTTGGTTTTTTCAGAAAAAATAAAAAGGAGGTTTCGGCAATGACCGAAGACGAAAAGGAAATCAAAAAGGCAAAAGAAGAAATTGCTGAAAAAGGCGCAGACAGTCAGACGGAAAAGGACCGCGTAGACGAAAGCGTAGGCGAACAGGAAAAGCATTCGGGGAATGAAAACTCTCAGGATGCAAAGGACCGCGTTGATGAATCTGAAGGGGCGGAAAAGTCCGACGAGAAACGCGCGGAAGAAAAGAAAGAAGATGCGCGTCTGAGTTTTGAAGAACGTGTAATTTCATTTATGGAAAAACTTGAAAAGCGTTTTGAAGAATCGGAAAAGTGTGTCGCACACGCCGCAGACGAAGATGCGGAAGCGGCAAAGCGTATGGAAGAAACATACGGAATAGGTAACGGCGTATTTCAGGGTAGCGAAAAAAGCGCACCTGAACGCAAACTGACAAAAGAAGAAATAGCGAGCAAAATCGCAAAAATTATGTAAAATTCAGGAGGATTAAATAATGTCAGATATGGTTATTTCAACGGGAATACCCGATTCCCAGCTTTACTTACAGGCGGTCGCAAACGTGGACGCGCCTTACAGCGTAGAACCTAAAAGCGGAGATTATCCGCTCGTAGGCAATGTGCTTGTGAACAGAAAACTTGCAAACAGATGGCTTGCTGTAAACCTTGCTTCCCGTGCATTTGTAGACGGTATGGGCGTAACGAGCGTAGGCGCTGAAGCCGAAAACGTCGGCTTTTTGAGGTTTCCTCTCTTGATGCTTCCGCCTCGTCTTAAAAGGACTTTGGCGACAAAACTCTGTCCTGCGGACGATGGAAAAAACGGCACCCCCGGCAACAATAAGCCGTTCAATGAAAATCTCCCTCACGGTTTGCAGACAGACGGCTATGATATGAAGTTTGTACAGGAATACGACGAGGCGGCGCAGGTTTCGCGCGTGAATATGCGTATGATAGGCGCAGACCTCGACTTGCTCGGTCAGCACACTTCGTATATACCCAAAACCGTCGGACTGCTACAGGACGGCGATGTGCTTGCCGCACAGATTGGCTCTGCGCTTGCGCATGCTTCAAAGAACAGTAACGCAAATATTATCGCTTACGACCCCTCAAACACGGATGACGGTTACGTTCAGGGAATTATGAACAAGCTTGCGTCGGCACTTTCGAACGTGCGTGGTTCGTATAAAGAGGGAATTATCTCATACGACCGCAATAAAAGCGTTTACGTTATGCGTTGGAGTTTCTTCAACAAGCTTATGACGATAAAGAACGGTGCGCTTGTAAACAGCGATGTGGCGCAGAAAATACTTTTGAACGGCTATCTTGACGACAGCGGCGAAAGACTGCTCGGTTCTTACATCTACGGCAAGTATATGGGCATCTACATAAAAGTTTTGCCCGACGAACTGTTCGACACGGCGGCCGCAACGCTTAACCTTACGAAAGAACAGTATTTACAGTGGAATAAAGTTGTTGCTTATATAGCAAACGCGGACGGTACTCTTTTCGGAATGTCGGCAAACGTAACCGATGTGGACAAGTCCCCTACGACTTCGCTGGGCTACATTATAAGAAACGATTGGGGCTGGGGTGTTGAGGTTATTCGTCCTTCGTCTATTGCGCTTGTAGTTGAAACCGGTAATAATCTTGCCGACTTTAATAACCCCGTAACAGAGTTCAACGGCATTAACTCGCCTGCAAATATGGAAAGTATAATCGAAGAATATCAGAGCGCAGATAATACGCAATTAACTGGTGTGAATGAAAAGACCGTACAAAGAATAGGCGTAACATCACCTACGCTTGTAACCGAAGTCACGCTTACTGTAAACGGCACCGGCGACGCCAAAGTTAATAATGCTGAAGTGGTCGTGCGCGGCGAGGGCGGCGTATATTCTACCGTAGCAAATCATGAAGACGGTACCTATACGTTTACGCTTCCCAAAGCAAGCACTGCCACTATTGTTATTTCCGCGGAAGGATATCAGAACGGTAGCGCAACGATTTCGGTAACCGATACGGCGACTGCAACGCTTGCCAAGACCGTCGCTCTTACGGCTACGGCAAAATCAAGCAAATAATTTTAACAGCTTTCACAGGGGTTTGGGCTTTACCAAGCCCCTTACCATTTAAATAGGAGGAAGAGATGTTTAACGAAGAAGAACACCCTCGTGACAATGACGGAAAGTTCACTGATAAGGAAGGTACTAAAAAAAGCGGATACGATTCAAAAAACGACTTGAACAATATCCGTAAAACAAAAGAGGATGCACCGTCTCCAAAGGGTAAAGCAAAAAGTAAAGAAGAGTTTTTCGGTGAAGAATTTAAAGGCTACAAAGGTGCAGAAGCAATAGAAAAGCTACTAAAAGAAAAACGCGGTCACATAAAGAACGCGTTTGAAAGACCCGAAATAGGCGGTATTGATTTAGTTTGGGGAGATGAAAATGGTGGCATTCTACATACAATTACCAAGCGCGAGAAAATGTTAGCCAAAGGAACAGGACATATAAGCGGTTTTGATATGGTAAATAAAATCCCCGAAATCATTGAAAACGGGGATTTTAATATTAACGAAAAAGATAGACCGCAGTTTACTTATAAGGACTATAAAATTGTAGTGAAGCCTACATTTGACGGTAAAAAGCTAAATTGGATTATTTCGGCAATGGAAGACATAAAAAAAGATTAAGGGAAAACTGTCATACACGACCGGAGCAGTTTTTATAAATGAGCGTTTTCCTCATAAAACCCTTAATCTTTCTACTTATATTATACTCCAAATTCAAAAAAAGTCAACACAGAAGGAACAAATTTATGCGAAACGATTATAAAGAATGTCGTCCTTATTCGGACGATTATTTATTTTACGACGAAAGGACCAAGCACTATATTTTGACTGAAAAGGCGCTTATTGAAAAAATAGGCGTAAACCTGCGCGAACGTATGGGACAGTCTGCGCTGGTAAATCCTGAAGTTGCAATAAAAAGCTTTTGCCGAACAGTCAGCGATATGATTTATCAGTTCATTCACAGCCATAACGTAAACAATGCACGGCAAGACTATCTTATCGCGTGCGTGCCTGACTTGCGACACATTATTCAGCAGGCGATGGAATATCAGGCGGTTTATGTTCTTAACGTGGGTAATTTGTACTTATCTACCAAACCTGAAGAACGCGCCGCCGCTATAGATTTGCTTGCACAAAGCGTACTGGCAGACAGCGTGTCCTGCATCGGCGGTTCTATTCTTTATTCGGGGGTAATTTAATGATACGCGATATTCTCGATATAATGAATCCGCGTGCAAGGTTTACGCTAACGGGCAGGTATTATGACGAACGGCCTTCAAGCCCTGCGGACGGCGGAGAAGAATTTAATTACGAGTATGTAGACCCGTCCAGCAGAAATTGGCGCAGTTTATTTGCAAACATTCAGGTAAGCGCAGGACAAACCGCTATTAGGACTGACGACCAACTGAAATTTAAAGAAGGCAAGGGAATAGTGGTTTTGCAAGACGGTACGGCTTATTTAATTGAAGTGAAAATGACTGATTATCAGTCTGCGCCAAAACAAGCGTTCAGAATACTTTCGTTACCCGTATCAACCGAATACCTTTTGCGCCTTGTGGCGGTTGAGGAACCTTGGGAGGTACAATGACAAACCAAGAAATTATAGATGCCGCGCTTGAAACATTATTAGAACTGCGCGAAAGCCTTTTTGTCCCTAATCCTGCAACAAGAGTTAAGGGAGGCTCTACGGGCAATATGGCTTTAAACGCACTGCGGATGAAGGTTTATAGCGGCTATATTGTAGTGTATATAGATACGACAGTCGCCCCCTATGTGCCGTACACGAACGAACCTTGGTTGGCAAAAAGATGGCAGGGAGCAAAGAACCCTAATGAGGGTTGGTGGGAAGTATTTGCGCAGGAATTTATAAAAAGATTTAATGCAAAATTGGGAGGAAGCATAAAATGATTTCTTTAAGTCAACTTGCCGTAATGTTCGAAGACGGTCTTAACGGTATTCTTAACAACAAAGAGTTAAAATTCAAAATCTGGGCGGATGCAGGTGAATATAAACCGCCCGTGCGTGAGGGGAATTCTATTATTCACGAGATTGTGGGAAATCTGCGCATAAGTACATCGGCAAATGATGCTACGGACCTTGTAATGGGCGTAAATGGGCTTTCGCTTGATTTTATAATACCTGTTTTGCCGCCTCGTACCAATTCAATGCAGACGGAAGAAAAGCTTGCTAAAATCAAAGACGGGCAGTACCCTTTTGTTAAATATATTACCAATGCTATTAATTCGTATTTTCAGAAAGCGGCAGTAACGAGCATGAGGGATGAAAGGGGATTTAAATATTCAGTTTCATTTCAGGCCGGTACGGCAACTTCAGGTACGGTAGCGCTCCGCCCTAAGTATGGTAACAGCATTGATATGAATGTATTCATAGAGGTATATTTCGGGCAGGGAAGCATAAGCTCAAAATCTGTAAAAGTGTATTTGGACGACAGCAATATACCTTTTCAGACAGTACGGCAGGGGAGAACGCCCGTAACGGAGCGCGACGTGTATGCAGGCACTTTTACATCGCGTGGCTTGCATTCTTCCTCGGCTTTTGCAATTGATATATCTATGCCTGCCGGGGAGTTTAAAGCAAGTGAAGAAAGCTTAAAATATTTGTCGGAAGGCAAACCGAACGTTGCACATTTTGTCAACGTTGTTTATGAAGATAAGTCTGATGAACTGTATTTTATGATGTTGAACGATGTGCAGACCTCAGTTGCCGGCATATCCTTTATGGGCATTACAGCTTCATTGATTGAGGTCGCTTATAATTCTCAGGTTTTTGACGTTCCTGAAAATTTCCAAATAACAAGGTTTAACGTAGGCGGTGCGCAGACGGCTAATATTACATTTACTCTGTCGGCGGCATGTTTGGCTTTTGTTGCTGGTGCGGCGCATAAACTTAAAGCAGGTTCGCACACTTTTAAGCTGACTCCTGACGTAATTGAATACGACGAGTCCAATAAAGGATTTTATGTTTATCTTATCACCGACAAGGCGGAAAATATAACTTCTGCCGTGCCTGTTGTGATAGTAAAAGGGGGCAGATATGGCTAACCCGTATTTTATTAAAATAGAGCTTCCGTCCGCAACAAAAAAAAGCGCAGTTGCAAATGGGGTGGACGGGTCGTTAGGTGGCGGCGACGAAGCACAGGAAAGCCCCTCTGCGGATAAAGCTTTAAAAGCGGCTAAAAAACTTGTGTCTTTTGCAACGGTCAAATCTACGGCAAATACAATTATCAGTAATAGTATAAGTCAGGTTTCGCTTGAAACGGGAGCGCAGGAATACGAACAGCGAGCATCAGCTATTCACAGTGCGGCAAATCAAGTTATCAATACTGTGGCATCGGTGGGAATAGGAATAACTACGGGTAATCTTCCGCTTGCGCTTGTTGGCATTGTAATGTCAGGAATAACAACGGTTTTAAACTATTCAAACAGAGTAAAGCAATTGCAACTGAAAGAAGATTTAGAAGATATTTCAATCGGTATGGCTACCGTCCGCGCAGGAATAAGCGGCAGGCGAAGCAAAGACCAATAAAAAGGAGAAATTATATGGCAGTAAAAAATACCGTAGCCGTCTATGTGGACGGCATAAACAGAACGCCGAATTTGGTAATGCCCGTAAAGCTTGGCGATTTTTTGGACGAGCGTCTTGACGAGTGCAGGATTTCGCTACGGGCAATCAGGCGTAAAATATTTCAGCCCTTGACTACGGTAGAAATAGTTTTAACAAGTGCAACGTACTTCGGCAGTACAACCGTTTCAATAAAAAAACAGACGAGGTATTATATTGTTGCGGAAGATTCGGCAAAAGAGGTGTTGCTCGGCAAAGGGCTTTACAACCACGAACTTTACTTAATTGAGGCAACTAAATTTGCGGAGTGCGTGGTTGTTGATACGATAACTTTCACTAACGACTTAGGAAGAAGCTATACAGAAAACGCCGGATTCGCCGAACCTGTTTGGGAGTAG